CCTCTTTCACTACGAAAGATTTTATCTTCCCGCGTTTGTAATTGACCTCTAAATGCTGGGGTTCGATGATATCGATAATCGGCTTGTCGCAAATTTCGGGACAGTAGGACACCCGATACGCCACGTCGCCGATACCGCTTTCCCAATACACGCCGTCGCAGAATTTCTTTAGAAGCTCCGCTTCGTCTATCAGCTCATTGAGTACCTCGTCGATTTCCTCGTCATCGCTTTCGCATTTGAAGCCGTTGGACGCCACGAGATTGACTTTCGCGTTGACGATCATCGGGACAATCCCGAAATACGCAAAGGCCTGCCCCGGGGTATAATGCCCGAGGAATTTGTTTTCCGCCTCCTGCGTCAGCCAGGTGTCTTTGAAATACTTCGGGATTTCCACCTGATAAAACCGACGAATAACCGACGCGTCGTTGCTGAGCAACGCAAGATTTTGCGCCATGTTGTACGCATAGACCGCGGGCGAACGGATATTATCGATGATCTCTTTATTTTTCAAATCGAAATTATAACGTGCCACTTTTTTAATCGTCCTTTATCAGCTTATCGTCGAACTTCTTCGGGGCCGTCCGTTTCATTTTGTTCGTATTTTTCTTAATAATCTCATTCTCGGGTACAGACGGGAAAGGCTCCGTTTCACCACATACGCCGACGATTTTCCAGCCCTTCGGTTTATATATCGCCTCGTACTGTCCCTCGTCAATGACGTTCTCGATTCCGTCTTTGATAATGTTGTAAAATCTCATAAAAATCACCTCTTTATGTTTCTTGTAATGTCGTTCCACTTCTCTGTCAGCCCATAGGCGAGCGAATCGCCGTAGTCGTTGTCCTGAACGCCCATATCCAGCTCCGCCCCGTCATCGTCCAGCAAAAGCCGCGTATGCGCGTTGTACGAGTTTATCGCATGCGTGCTCCACAGCAATCGTCCTTGTATAAGAAGCTGCTGCTTCAGCTCGCACCTCGTACAAAGCGTAATCACGTCCTTATACGCCTTTACAGCCCCTTTTACTTGTACCGTGTTGAACTTGTTTCGGCTTTTCCAGGTGTTTATCAAAATCGCTTCCGCACTGTCTATGGCAAGTTTTTTCAGCTTAAACATCCATTTGCACCACCACGGTTCCAATTCCTTTTCCACGGCGGCTATGATTGCGTCGTGGCTCGTCGCAGGGATTGCCCACGCCTCCAGCACTATTACGCGCTGACAGCCTTTCGAATACCCTACGAGGCTCGCCACCGTAGAGGCTTTATCCGTGTTTTCGGGGTCTCTGTTGGAACCGATATCGATAAATACGCCCAATTCAGAGATAGCGCCTATATCTATCTTTTCAAACGGGATCAGATGCGTTTCTTTTTTCATCAACGGCGCATACGCCGCACCTTCTACAGCGCCGCGGCAGCCGAGAATTTTGCTCGAATAGTAGAACGAATTTTCGGGGTACAGCTCTATCAACTGTTCACGCTGTAGATCCGTCAAATGCGGCGCGTCGTCGTTGAGGTTGAAATGATAGTAGTGCATATACGGTCTATCTTCTATCATTTCCGAAAGCTCTGCCGCGGGCACCGTATCTCTGAACTGCACCGCCGCGTGGTTGATAAATTCCGTATAAAACTCCTGTGTCGGCAGTCCGCCGTTTGTCGTCCCGATCAGCTTACAGTCACGGCTGAACGCTCGACCGAGACATTCCCGAATACAATCGATATGAAGGACGGACAATTCTTCGAGCCATAGCCCGTTGGGGTTTGCTCCGAGGATCTTCGACCACGCCGAGCGGTCGTCCGCACCCAAAAGATAAACATATTTATCCCCGTAAAGGCCGTGGAAAATGAATTGCAAGCCCCCGTCTTTCCCGCTGACATACGGCTCCCGCATGAAGTCGTACATGTTATAAAAGCTGTCTTTGTTTTGCAGGATATTCCTCACGCCCGTACCGCGGTCTTTGAAGATCATGTAAAACTGTGTATCATCCGCGGGTGCGTTTAATAACCAATCCATAAACTTATGTCCCGCGACGAGCGTCTTGGAACACCCTGTCGCGCCAGTCAGAAACAAAATGCGAGCTTCGTCCTTCATGACTGCCCGCATTTTATCCGTCCATATAATATCGTTGAGTTTCATAGCCCTTTCTTAACGCTTTCCAGATACTCCCGCATAAGCTCCTTGTTTTCGTTCGTAACGCTTGCCTCTACCTTATCCGTCGGCTTCTCTCCGCTCGTATCCCGAAGCGCTTCAAAGGCCCTTGTATCGCCCTCTAATGCACGCTTTATCTGCGCCGCTACAATGTCCTCCAACATTGTGTTTCCATGTTCTGTGGACGTCTTTAACGCCGCCAAAACCGCTTGCTGAAATTGTTTCTTTTCCCGCCGCGCTTCTCCGCTCGCTTTCCCGCCGCGTTTGCCTTTTTCTCTCGCTTCCTCCTTGCTTCGCACCGGTTTCAAATTCTTTTCGTTCATTTCGTCTCAACTCCTTTTTGAGTATGAAAAAAGCACTACGTAAAACGTAATGCCTTTTGAGTTTAATTTCTTTTTTTTCACGATACCATTATATCACATTAAAACGGGGAAAAAGGGCAATCTTTTTACCCATTTTCGCTTTTTGAAAATATCCCGATATTCTCCGCGATCGCTTCCGCCGTGTAAAAGATATCCCGTTTCCAATTCTTCCCCGTCTTTTCCGATATTCCTATCTCATAACAGGCGTTAAGATTGGTCGCGCCCTTAAAATACCGATATTTTATATATCTTTCCCGTCCGTAACCCTCGATTTCAAACCACCGCACCACTTCTTCCACCAGGCGCACCTGCTTCTCCAAATCGTCTTTCTTGTCTATTGCAGACAAGAAAGACGATCACCATTTGCTCCGTACCGTTTTTGTATCCGTCCCCCGTCACCCTCGGCTTTGAGTAGTCCACTCCAGAAACATAGGGGTACGGATAGCTTTTCAGGGCTGCAAGATTTCTCCTGTAACCCTTGAACGCTTTATCTATCGTCAGCCAATGCCCTTGCTTCATACGCTCTCCTTTACTTCCCCTCCAGCTCGTTTTATGTATTCCCGCTTCTCTTCTATCGTCATGCTCTTTTCCTTCCTTTCAGTTTCTTCTTTTCGTCCTTGAACCTTTTACACTCGGCCTTTTTACACTCTTTCAACGGACAGGTCAAACAAATCTCCACCTCCGCCGTCGGCGTGTAAAGCGTATGTACCGTCCCACGGCGTAAATTATCCGTGACCGTATCTATTCTCGCTCGCATTTCTCCTCCCTGCTTAATTCTTGCATGCTTATTAAATTTTTACACAGCTTTATCTTTGCAACGCGCATAATTCAGCATTGTTTCTACATTGCTTTGGGGTTCGTTAGTCGTCAATCTCTTATACTCGCTCATTTTTCTTTCTCCTCGAAATAAAATATAATATCTTTTTTGTCTTCCGAAATCAAGCCATAATCACGCGCAAGGCGATATATAAATACTTTTTCTAATCGCTCTACTATTAATCCGAGTTGCCTACGAAAGCCCTCTACCGTCATTGCACCTTTATAAAAATTACACGAACGACACGCAGGAGCTAAATTTGATATATCATTATCTTCACCTTTCATGTAAACGCTATTGATATGATCTACCTGCATATCCTTATACTTAATTGCTTTGCCGCAGTACGCACAATGTCCGTTATACTTTTCATAGACAATTTTTCGTATCGTGGCAGGTAAAGGTTTTCTATTGCTCATTTTGTTTCTCCTTGCATTTTTCACACTGTTTGCTATCTGTAGGTACAGACTTCAATTTACACGTATTGTCCTCTTGTTTTACCTCCTCTGTTAGAGTATAACCGTCAAGGCATCTGAGTAATACAGATTTCAGCATTTCTTGCTGCCGTTGATCTAATACCCCGAGTAATCCATGTTGGACCTCTCTTATTAGTTTTTCTTTCATTTTATAGTCCTCCTGTAACGTTATTTGAATTTTAATTATATTACAGAAGGGTACTAAATGATAATTTAGCGGCGTGACAGAAGTGTGACCATAGTATCTCTAACCTCGTTGAGCTTTGATATTTCCGCTTCATTACACTCAATCAGGTTCAAAAATGTGAGGACCTTGCTGTTGAACTCTGCCAGACTTTCTTTGTCTGGAATACAAATTTCGTATTCGCCCAAAAGTGGAGGATTTGCTTGGGGTTGAGCTGAACCACCAGCATTTGTTTGGACAAAATCAAGGAACTCAGCAGAGGTTATCGTCAGTCCAAAGTAATACTTGTATTCTTCGTCGATAGGCTTTATTCGTACAAGGAATGATGCAAATACAGAATCGGGAATAGTTCTGCCGATCATTTTGGCATAGCCAACGGTAGCTCCAGTACGAGCAACGACAACATCTCCCTCAGAGAGTACATATTTTTCGTGATTTTGGGGGTTGATTGGGCAATAAGGAACGCCATTCCAATCAATATAGCTTTGAGCGATGTCTGTTATTCGTAAGAACTTGGGACCAACTGGCTCAGTTGTAGCTGTTTCGGTGTAACCGTATTGCATGACGGAGTAATCCTTGAGCTTGCCCGTTGTTAGGATGTGATTTGCGGTATACTCTTTGAAATACGCTCGCATCTGTGCATCTAAATTATCATTTATCTTCCTTTTCAGCGCAATCCGCTTCTCGATTGTTTTATATGCCTCTACAATTTTCTTTTGTTCTTCGATTTCGGGGATAGGCAACTCCACATTGCACATTTCCTCCCAATCGAAAATTTCTCTTACGCTTCCATGTGAGTGAAAACGAGCATATCTATCAAATTCAGGACGTTTAAACCATAAATTTAAGTATTCCGGCAATAGCTGTTCTTGATTTATAATCTCAAACACAGTATAAGCTTGGGAAACCAAAGCAATATCGTAATCTGTCAATAAAGCTATCCCCATTTTATCTCCCCGTCGAGAAGTGTCAGGTATATAGCAAAACTGTCCTTTTTGAATTACCTTATATGTTCGCCAGTCAGTTCCAATCGTATTCGCTATCGATTTAATAAAATGTTTATCTACCGACACCCCGAGGAGATCGCATCTTTCGTCGGAGGTATTTCTTATATCTACCAATCTAATATAAGGAGCTAATTTCTTATAATTTGATTTCATAAGCCAAAAGGTTACGCTATCCCCAACGCTTAATTTGCTTTTCATTCCTCGTCCTCTTCGTCAAACGCCGTCACTCCGTATTTATCCGAGATTTCCTTATATGCCTCGTCTATCGCCGCGTCAAAGCCTTTGCTCCATTCCTCCGTCGCGTCGCAGCCTCCTATGCCGTGCAGGATTTTCAAGCATTCCCGCGCCGTTTCTTTCCGAGTATCAGATATTAACCGTTCCCTTTCCGTAATAGGGCTTTCATAAATTAAAAAATCATAACCTTCCGGCAATTCGTTTGATAGATTTATTTCTAACCCACATATCATTGGCGGTAAAGCCCCTTGGGCGATATAAAATGGTTTTACCTTTCCAAACTTTTTATTATTTAATGTTACTGTATTTGCTTGTATATTATTTTTCAACGCCTCGGACTCTGCCTGCCTAATAAGTAATATCATATCTTCTATAAATCCGCTTTTAGTCACCGCACACCTCCACTCCATATTCCTTGGCCATTTCCCTTGCGATATCGTCTATCGGCAATTCATAGCCGAACCGCAACACTTCCATGATTTCCATAAACACTTCTTTCCTTGCCTCTGCTAATTCTTTCATCGCATACTCAAATTTTTCCTTGTATTTCCTTGCGATATAATACGGGGAAGCGTCGGGCGTAAACCCCATTACTTGGGCAAATGCTTCTTGCTTTTTTATTTCTTTTTCCTGCTCTTTCTGTAACGCCTCTTTCACCGCTTCCTTTACGTTTCCGTAGCCTGCGTCATACAGTATTTGCGCCCTATGTATATTACAAGGCCCAAA